GGAATAGACGATCGCGCCGATCGCCAGCGCGGTCGACAGAACGCTCAGCCAATCCTTGAGTTCACCGGGGCTTCCCATCAGTCACGTCCTTCAACAGCCGCCTTGCGGCGCTCTTCGCATTCAAGAAGGGAGGCGATGTCGCGCCCCCAGAAGCTGGTCACCTCAGCCGCCGTCATGCGGCGATCCGGGAGATCGACCGGGCGGCTGCACGGTTCCTTCGCCGCCTCCGGCACCGCCCTCCGAATTTCGACGTTGCGGATCTGCGGCGCGGGCCGCTCCGGATCGGCGCAGGAGCTGCACGCGAGCGCGATCGAGCCCGCCAGCATTGCCATTCGGCAGGGTGACATTTTTCACCTCCAGTTCGGCCAGTGCGGCCCGAAGGCCGGAAATCGTCTTCTCGGCCTCCGCCGAGGCCTTCTCGGCAGCGATCGCGTTCTCGGCGATCGACTTCTCGACCGCCGCGTTTGACTTCTCGATCTCGGCTTTCCAATGCGCGTCCCGCGCGGCGAGGGCCTCGGTGCGGGCGGTCTCGACCATGCGCTCGATCGCGACCATGCCGCGCCAGAAGCCGACGGCACTGACAGCGAAGAGCGCCGCGACCAGGAGCGCGAGAACGACGCCGCGCCCAAGCTTCATGCCGTCTTTAGTTCCCAACAGAGCGAGGAGTGCCTCGAACATCAGCGGCCCTCCCCGTTCTCGACTTCCGGCTCGGGCTCCATCTCCCTTGCGACCCGCCGACGCGGCGGGCGGTGGCCCGCCATGGTGCGCATGTCCATCGAGCCGAAGAACCGGTGCAGGCCGAGCATCGAGGCGATGAGCAGCACCATCGACGGCACGACGATCGAGGCCATGGCCACGGCCTCGCGCTGGCCGGCGAGTGCGCCGGCGACGAGCGAGAGAATGACCGCCCAGGCGAGGCCCGACGAAAGCCAGAGCGCGCGCTTCGAGGTCGAATAGGACGGCTTGACGATCTCAACCATCGAGCCGCTCCAGCTTCAGCTCGGCAAGCTTGGCCTCCATGACGCGGACAATGTCCTCGCGCGAGATCCACGCATCGGCCTCCTCGATCGCGTCATCGAGGGACTGCTCGAATGCCTGCAGATGGAATTCGTCGGGATCAGCCATCGCGCACCTTCTTCTCGTGCGGGAGCGGCGGGCGGGCGAGGCGGATAGGCCCATCGAACGGCGGCGCGAGCTTCGGCTGGCCCTTCGGCCAGAAGTGCCCGACGAGCTTGCCCTTCGGGAACATCGCGATCGAGACCTGATCGTTCTGGTTGCCGCCGAGGCCCTGCAGGAACAGCCCGTTCTCGGCGGTATAGAAGAACACGTGGCCGGAGGTTGGCCCCCGGCTCGACGAGATCACGGTGATGCAGCCGACCATCGGCGCGTCGAGCCGCTCGAAGGCCGGATGCTTGACGAAGCTCCGCGCCATCGCCGAACCCGAGCCCTTGACGCCGACGGCATCGAGCATCGCGTTGATGAAGATCGCGCACCACGGCACGACGCTGTCTTCCCCGGCGAGGCCATCGGCCCCGGCCATGCGGCGGTATTCCATGATGCGGGGGTTCGATTTCGGCCCCGGCACTTCGGCCTGCCCGATCTCTTCGATCGCGGTCTTCATCCACGGCGGCAGGATGAAATCGCGCAGGTGCGGTGCCTTGGCAGTTGCGGCGGCGAGGGACATTGGGAGCTCCGGGTTCGGTGGAAATCGACCGATCCCGAAAATGCTCTCTTGCCGAGGGAAAATAGGCTGCGACGCGCGTCGCAGGTGTTCAGAACAGACTGCCTTGTCCGTTGCTCTCTTTGCGGCCCTTCCGGACCCGATTGAAGCGCTGCAATGTACGGCGCGTCGTGCCGGCCAACAAGGCCGCCTTCGAGAGGGAATTCGCGGTCTCGATCGCGTTCTTATAGACCTTCGCCCGCTGCCGCAGCCATTGGCGATGCGAGTTGGTTGGTGGCAACGGAATATCGAGCTGAAGGCGCCCCCGGCCGGACGTGAAATGGGCCGATATCTTTGCGGCCGCTTCCGGGCCGACGCAATCGATCAGCCAGTTGCGCTTCTTCTTGCCCGAGGGGATGTTGACAACCGTACCGCCCTTGGCTTCGGCGATCGCGAGCGCGGCAGCAAGGCCGGCAACCTCCGCGATCTCGGCCAACAGAGCGGGCAGATGGTCACGCATCGCCGGCCTCGCGTTTGACGCACGGCTTCCCTTCGTGCCGGAAATAGTTCTTTGGCACAGTCGTGACGACGCGGTTTTCGACCAGGACGAACTTGACGCCCTCGACGACAACGGCGTCGCCTTGCTTTTCGACGCCGCGCCGGACGAGGTCGGCAATATGGCGACGGACCGCGCGCACATCGACGCCCTTGGCGCGCTCCAAGTAGCGCAGGACCGCGTGATCGGTAACCGAGGGGAGCGGGGGCGGGCGCTTCATTGCAGATCCTTGCGGGTCGAGCCGGGAGGCGGCGGCGGGGCGAGTTCAAGGGCAACGAGCTGCGCGGTCAGCCGCGTAAGGGCGCGCTGCAGCGCCGGGCGATAGGGCGAGCGATCCGGTTCACGCCGGAGCTTCGCGGCGATCCCGGCCCGTTCCTCCTCCAGCCGCGCGCGATCGCCGGTGTAGACCAGCGGCGGCGCGAACGGGGTTGAGGGGCGGACCGGGCGGGGCATGTCAGCGCTCGATGCCTCCGCAGAGTTGGAACAGATAGGCCGGCGAGATCCGGCTGGCCTTCTTCGGCACGGTGATGATGCCGGCCTCGTGGAGGCAGGCAGCGGTGAGCTCGGAGCAGAACCAGCGGCCCTTGTCGTTCCACGGCGGGCGGAACGGGAACGCCAGCGTCCCGAAGTAATCATATGGCTTGCCGATCTGGGCGGCCGCGAAGGCGGCGGCATGGGAATGCTGCTCCGGCGTGCAGGGCAGCGCGATCGTCAGTTCACGCTTCACGGGCAGCGTGGCGGGCGGGCGAAGGCGGACGCCGGAAACCGGCATCGCCGAGACCAGCCCCGCGTTGAGGACGAGATCGCAATGATTGATCCAGCTCCCCGAATGCCAGGAGATCAGCGGCGAGATAATCGGCCAGCCGAGATCAGCGAAGCGGACGGCGATGGAGGGCGTCATGCGGAGGCTCCTTCTGACGATACGCTTTTGGACTTGCCGCGATCGCGGATCGCTTTCAGCGCCTCGACGATCTTGTTGGCCTGCGCGTTGTCGAGCCAGTCGGGATGGTCGACGTCGGTCATGCGCTTGACGAAGGCGAAGAGCGCCTTGCGATCGGCGTTTTCGATCAGCTCGCGCCGGCCGAGCTCGGTCCAGAGACCGAAGATCAGACGGACGACGGGGCGGGCCGATTTCTTGCCGTCCGGCGCGCCCTTGAAGCTCGATTGAAAGCCGAGCGCCTCGAAGGCCGTGAGCGCCGTCTGCAGCTCGGCGTCGGACATTGCGCCGGCACTGTCCTTGCCGGTCGCGGTGCAGAGGAAGGCGCGGTAGTCCGCCTCCTCCAGCCCGAGCTGGCGTTTGGCGACGTGGATCTTCTGGATCAGCCGGGTGCGGGAGAGCGCGGGACGGGTCATGCTTCGCCCTCACGCCGCCGCAAGGTCGATCGTGACCGCGCGCCAAGGGGCGTCGGATGCGGCGCGCTCGTAGAAGCGGACGTAAGCCTTGGTGCCGACGACGCGGATCGCATCGCGGATGGCGTCCATTGCCCGGCTCCAGCGATCGTCGCTCACATCGAGGCGCAAGAGCGAGAACAGTTCGGCCCGGTTGATCTGGCCCTCCTTCTCGACCGAGAACACGCGGTTGACGAGCGCGCGGATCGCCTCATGGCTCTGCGCGCCCCATTCGAGCAGGCATTCGTCGATCAGTTTCTTCGCGCTCTGCAGCTCCGGCCCGAAGGCGATCTGGTCGGCGATCTGCACCTGCACCTTCTGCAGCCCGTCGAAGGACTGGAAGGTGACATTGCCCTTCGCGCCGCCGGCACGTGCGCCGTATTCCTGCTCCAGCAGGGTCTGGAAGCCGTTGAGGTCTTCGAAGGTGTGCGACTTGAAGCGGGCGATCTGGCCGGAGAGGTCGCGCGCGAAGCCCATGACCTTGCGGACAACCTCGTCCTCCAGCTTGTGCTGCGCCTTGACGGTCTCGACCGGGATCAGCGCGCCCTTGGCGTCGCGCAGATAGATCTTGCCGTCGATTTCGACGGTGTTTTTGTCGGTGCTCATTTGAAGGTCCTCTTGATGTTGAAATGCTTCTCGCCGGCCAGCGCGAGCGTCTGGCAGGCCTTGTCGAACCGGATGCGGGCGGTGCGCTCGTAGGGGCCGGAGGCGCGGTCGACTTCCGCCGCCGCGAGCACAAACTCCCGGAGCACAGCTTCGAGTGGGTGCGGATGGCTGACCGGAACCGACGTTTCCGGCCGTGGCGCGGGCTCGGTCCAGCGGGCTTTCGCCAGCGTGGCCTCGCGCTCGGCCGAGGCCAGCTCGGCGCGCAGGCGTTCGTTCGCCTCCTCGCTCGCGGCCAGCTCATGACGGACGACGTCGAGCTCCCGGTGCAGCGCCTCGGCGTCGCGATCGGCCATCAACGATAGATAACCGCCGGCGAGCGACTGGATATCCTCGACGCTGGCCATACCGGCCGCGCGGCGCGAGACCATGACGCGGCGGGCGATATCGACCGGGCGCGAACTCTCGGGTGCCGGCCGGCCAAGCCGCGCGAGCGCCATCGCCTCGCAATGGAGCGTGAGGCAGGCCTCGTCCAGCCGGTCGCGGAGATCGCGATCGGCCGCACGCTGGCGCTCGACATTGGCGATCGCGCCGATGACATCCGAGATCGGCGCGCCGATGTAGGATGCGCAGGCAAGTGCCGAGACGGCTTTCAGCTGCTCGCAGAGCCAGAGGAATTCGTCGCGCGCGCCGGCCGCGAGATCGTCGACTCCGAGACGGATATGGCCCTCGTCGATCTCATAGGCGGAGGCGACATAGGCGAGGATGCCGGTGAGCGTCGGCTCGGGATGCGCGACCGCGAGCGCCGGGCCGGCCTCATCAAGGGGGCGGAAAGCGAGCGCGTTCATGCCGCCACCGCCTTTCGCTCGGCACCAAGCTCCGCGAGGCGAGCGCCTTGATGGAGCGCAAGGGCTACCAGCCGGATCAGGTCCGGCAGTTCGTCTGCGGGACAGGTGTTGACCGCCGGCTTCAATAGCGCGGCGGCGTTGCCGGCGTCTTCTCCGAGCACCGTCAGCTGCATCACGATCGCCGCGATGAATTGACGGTCCTGATCACGGTGCGTGCCTTCGGCATGGGCCACGCATTGGGTGGCGAGGAAGCGCAGTTCCTCGGCGAGCGAGAATTCAACCATCGCTCTTCTCCTGATTTTTCCGGTTCCGGGGGCAGGCGCGGCAGGCATGGAAAAGCCGCGCCCGGATAGAGTTCGTGACCGAGAAAGGCCGCTTCTGCTCGTCGAGACAGCGCGTGGTGGGGACCGGACCGAGGATCGGGCAATCCACCTGTTCGCCCATGAAGGCGCCCCTGATCTTGGCGAAGGCGAGTGCGACGTCGCCAGGGTATTTCCGGGCGAGAAGGTGCGAGACCAGCGCGCCCGAATAGCCGAGGCGAGTGGCCACCGAAGCGGCGGTCGCCTCGCGGCAGGCGCGGGCAAGCGCCTCGATCTCCGGCGGGAGATCGTCACCCCATGCGACGCGGGCCTTTTCGAGCGGATCGAGCCGCGCGTTCTGGGTTCCGGTGCGAGGGCCGCGCTTCATGCCGCCCTCCCGTCGTCGTGCTGAAGGAGAGGTTGAGCGGTAACGTTAACCGGCCGCATCAAATTGAGATCGACGACGAGACCGTGCATCGCCAGCACGGCGAACGGGCCGGTGTTTTTCGCGGCGGAAAGGCGGAAATAGCCGTCGCCGCCGCTGGAGACGTAGTTCGACAGAAACAGGCGCCCGAGGTAGAGCCGCGCTGTGTCCGTCGAAATCTGCACGTCCTCGGTCCGGGCGTGGAAGGCCAATGCACGGGCGTCAACGACGCGAAGCGCGCGAAGTGCTGTCCACATGTTCGATTGCTTGGCAGCGAGGTCTGCATCCCGCTTGCGCGTGACCAGCCGGGCCATCAACAGCTTGCGAACCTGCGGTGCCTCGTCGTCCGTCGGCGGGAGCAGCGGCGGAAGATCGTCGACGGCCCGGTAAAGGATGACGTGACGCCCGGCGCGCGTCCGGCGCTCAGGAACGATCTCGACCGCGCCTCGGGCCATGCAGAGCCGGAGATAGGCGCGCACTTCGGTCTCGCGGAAATCGCCGGTGGCGATGTCGGCAACAGAGAAGCCTTTCGAGCGACGGGTCGCCGCGCGCATGGCGTCGAAACAGAGGATAGAACGGACGGCGCTCATCATCACGCAACCCTCCGTGCGCCCCGGACCGGCGAGCGGCCGGTGTAGAAACCGCCCGCGTAACTCTCATCCAGCTCGCGCTGGCCGTGGGCGCGCGCCCATTCGACGCAACGGTCGATGTTGGTGACGATGCGCCGGGCACGGCCCTCGCTCTCGGCGCGGATGCGGTCGAGAAGCCCGTCGGAGAACAGGAAGCCGGGTGCCAATGCGTTGGCGAGCTTGCGGGCGTCTTCAAGGTCGCAGGCCTCGGCCGTGACGAATTCGAGGACGCGGTTATGCGTGCGCTCCGAGCGTTCCAGCTTCTGCGGCAGGAGTTCCTCGCCGATCAGGATGAAGGGGCATTGGCTCGCCTCCTGCACCTCGCGCACAAGCTCGATCATGTTCTTGTCGACGAGCTTGTCGGCCTCGTCGATGAAAACCGGCGGATGGCCGGGTTCGGCAAGCCGCATGATCAGCTGCTCGGCGAGATCGGCCACGGTGCCGCGCGGTTCGTTGACGCCAAGCTCCTTGAGAAGCGCCCGCAGCAGGGTGCGCTTGGTCCAGCTGTCGCCGATCTCGACGCGCGGCCCACCGGTGCGGTTCTGGGCGTAGATCGCGGCATAGGTCTTGCCGTAGCCCGAATAGCCGTGGAACACGCCGAAGCCCGGCAGATGGGCGCCGCGCGAGGTCATGCGCTCGACGAGCACGCGCATGGCGGAGACGTTGCGGAGCGGCGCGAAGCGGGGCGTTGTCGCGCTTGGCGTCTCCGTCTTGATTTCCGTGTGTTTGGTCATGTATCGTTCCTTTGCTGAGACTTCGCGCCCCGGTTCACGCCGGGGCGTCATTTTTTCGGGGCGCCTTAACGCAACGCCGCCTCCCCGAATTCCTTGTGCATGTCCTGCAGGCCCTTGAACTCGGCCGATGTCCGGTAGGAGCCGAGCCAGATCGCCTCGTCGTTTTCGAGCTGTTCGCCGGCCGCGATCCGCGCTTCCAATTCGAGCGCTCGGCGGTAGCGCTGATGCGGGGTCTCGCTCGTGCGAAGCGGCTTGACCTTGGCCGGCGCCGACGCGGCATCGTCGTTCGCGCCCTGCGCGATCTCGGCCTCGATCCTTGCGAGCATGTCGACTTCGGCCGCGCTCGGTTTGGAGACCGCCGGCGCCCGTTTGCCCTTCAGGATGTCGAGGGCGAGATCGGTCTCGGCGGCGCCTTCAAGTGCGGGCGAGGAATAGGCAGCGGTGCGCTTCGGGAACTCGGTGAGCTTGCCCGCGTCCTTCGCCGCCTGCCGGGCGATGGCATCGACCATGTCGCGCGGCTTGATCTTCGCGGCTTCCTTGCGCAGCGGTGCGACCCGCTCGGCAACATAGGCCTTCTGCGCAGCCTGCGCGGCGGCAACGGCTGCGACCGGATCGACGCCGGCAAGTTCCGGGCAGACGGCGATGGCGCGGAAGGTCTCGCCATCCTCGGCAAAGAGGAAGGCCCGGCCCATGTCCGCCGGGTCCATGCGTACCAGCACCGTCTCGCCCGGCATGACGCCCGGCGCGAGGTAATGCGAGCCGTCGATCCGAACGCCGAGCTTGCCGACCTGACGGATGCCATCCTTGCCCGCGACCGGCGCGAGCAACACGGCCAGCGCGGCTTCGCTCTCGATGCGGCGGATCGTCTCGCGGCTTGCGGCGTAGACCTGAAACGGCGTGGCCTTGCCGATGCCGCCATTCGGTCGGTGGGCGTAGCGGTCTTCGCACCAGCTATCGAGGTAGTTTGCGAGTTCGGGGGCCGAGAGGTCGACCTGAAAGGCGCGGGCATCATCCTGCCCGAGGCGCTTGGAGAACGCCTTGCGGCTCTCGATGGCTTTCCGATCCGCAACCGAGTGGCCGATGAAGCCCGGCAGGGTCGGCATGAGATCGCGCTGCATCGTGCCGATCGCGCGTTCGACGACGCCCTTCTGTTCCGGGCTGAACGGCGCCGAGGTCTCGGTTTCGATCTTCAAGGCCGCGAGTAGGCGCTTGGTGGCGCGGGCGACGAAATCCGAGCCGTTGTCGGTCTTGATCCGCTCCGGCACGCCCCATGCGAACAGCGCTTTCTTGAGCAGGAGACCGACCGCCTCGGCACGCGGGGTGCGGCTGACATAGGTGATGATGCGCCGCGAGAAGACGTCGACGCAGACATACACCGAATGCCGGCCGTCCTTGCACAGTGCATCGACCGGCGAGGCGTCGATCTGCCACTGCTCGTTGAGGCGCCGGATCAGGTGCGCGGACGAGCCGGAAACCCGCATCCGGCTCTTGAAAGCATCGGGATTGTGAAGCGCGAGAAGTTCGGCCCGGTGCGTCGATTTCAGCTTCTTCAAAACCGTTTGAAAGGCACGGATCGTTGGCATCGCGACCCGCTCGCCGCGATAGGCGACTGTGTCGCCGAACTGGTCGCGGCAGATCGTGCGGATATGGTCGGCCGAAAGGTGTGGCTGATGCGCGTGCAGGGCGAGAATTTTCGCCTTGAGCGCGCCGCCCTCGGCCTCGTCCATGATGCCCTTGCCTCGCCGCGATGCGCCGCGATCGACGCCGAGCCGGTCGACCTCTCCGGCACGCGTCGCCTGCAGCCAGCGCCACAGCGTGCGGCCTGAAACTGTCCTGATCTGTCCCGCGACCCAGATTGGCGCTTCGACGTGGCCGGCGTTGTAGAGGTCCGCGAAGGTCGCGACGGCGGTGAAGGTGCCGAGGCCGACATTCGCATGCCAAACCTTGAACATCCCGACGAGGTGCAGGCGCGCATCGCGCGCTTCCATCGCGCCTTTGGTTGCCGGGTTCGATCCGGCATAGTCCGGCGCGGCGGCGGTTTCGGCCGCGCCCGCGTCGGGCTCGACGAAGCGGGCAAGAAGGTGCATCCGGGCATCAACCGGGAGCAGTTCGATCCGGTATTCCATGCCGCCGCCACGCCCGGTACGCACCCGCGCGAAACGCGGGTGCCGGTTCCAGCCCTTACGGTCTGCAAAGCGGATGATGCTCTCCTGCCGTTCGGGCAGGCCCGGAAGCGCCAGTTCGGCGAGTTCGGCGGCGGAATACCAGAGCTTCATGCGCCGGCTCCGGCTTTCTTGGCGCCCTTCGCCGGCGCGCCGGAGACCTGCGCGGCGATCCGCGCCTTGGTGCGCTGGTCAGCCCGCCCCCAGAGCGCGAGGAACGACTGGAACAGCTTCTCCTGCGGGTCTTCCTCGACAATCACGTCGAGGCCGAGCGCGACGCGCGCACCCTTGACCTTGGTGGCGGTGCCCGAGGCCAGAAGCCGCGCGGCCTCGACCTGTTTTTCAGGCTCCAGCGCCGCCAGCTTCAAGAGTTCGGACTGGTTGTCTGCGAGGGCGGAAAGGCGGAGCGCGTCGCGCGCCTCCGGGGCGAGGGATTTGACCAGTTCAAGGCAGAGCTGGACTGCCCTCTCGGACATGCCGAGCCTTTTGGCGGTATTCTTCGAGAAGCGTTCGCCGAATTGTCGCAATGTTTGCGACAATTCCTTCTTGCGTCGCCCCGGCTTGGTCGTTTCCGGGTGCAGGAGGTCATAGACCGCCTTGCGTTCAGCCAGAAAGATCGCGCGGTCGAGCGCCGAAAGCTCACGGCGCATCAGGTTCTCGTCGATCTCGACAAGGCGCGCCTCTTCCGCCGTCAGGTTCTTGACGATGGCATCCACATCGGTCCAGCCGAGCCGCCCGACGGCGGCAAGCCGATGCCAGCCGGCAACGAGCTGGTAGCGGTTGCCTTCAGGGCGCAGAATGATTGGGCTTTGCAGGCCGATTTGTTCGATCGAGAGCGCGATGGCCTCGACATGCGCCGGGTCGACGGGGCGGAGGCGATCCGTGGCGTCGATCTCGCTCAATGCAATGGCGACGATCTCGCCGAAAAGCACGCGTTCGGCCATCACGCGGCCCTCGCCGCTTCGGCGCGAACCTGCCGGAAGGTCCGGGGCGTGCCATCGGCATGGTAGAACTGCGGCCAGATCGTCTGGCGCGGGACGCCGAGGAATTCGGCGATGACCTGATGCGCGCGGGGGAAGCGCTCGCGGGTGGCCTTGTTGAACGTGATCCGCGAGAAACCGTGCTCCCGGCCAAGAGCCTGAAGGCTCGATCCCTTCTTGCGCACCGCCGCGATGATGTCCTGCGGATGCCAGCCTTCGTTCTTCGCCACCGTAAGTGCCCTCTCGTGGAATCTCGCGCGGCGTGGTAACCATGCGGAGAAATACAACTTGTATGACCATAAAATACGGTGTTTCGTATTTCCGTCAAGCGGAAATCAGCCACCGTTCGGAGTTTCGTATGGTGGGCGATTTCGGAGGAAATCCGGAGTTAGATGCGATGGCTCGTCGCCTGCGCGAACTTGTGAAAAAAGCTGGCGGAAATCAAAAGGTTGCCGACATCGCCGACGTGCCGCTCAGCACGCTGAACACAATTCTTGCCGGTAAGACGGACCCGCGCCTATCGACCCTCAGGAAGATCGCTCCCGCCCTCGGCGTGCCCGTCTCGACGCTTATCGAAGACGTTTCCGGGACTGAAAATACAGAAAACCGTATTTCAGAGGACCTTGTCCTGATTCCCATGCGCGATGTGTCCGCCTCTGCGGGTCCCGGCGCGGAGAACGGCGACGAGCCGGTGATCGGCTACATGCAGTTCCCTGAAGCGTTCGTGCGGAGTTGGGGGCGATCGCCCGCGCGGGTCGAAGCCATCCAGGCGCGCGGCGATAGCATGTATCCAACCATTCACGACGGGCAGTGGGTCCTGATCGACCGCGCCGATGTCGAGCTCATGGACGGCCTGGTCTACGGCTTCAGGACGCCGGACGGCCTGCGGCTCAAACGGTTCCAGAAAGCGATCGACGGCACGCCGATGCTTGTTTCGGACAATCGCGACCTCTACGCTGTCGAGCGCCTGTCGCCGGAAGACTTCAACCAGCTGCGCGTCGCCGGCCGTGCATTTCTGACGCCGAGAATGATCTGA